CATGCTTAAGCCCAAAAGCTTTCACGTCCTTGGCGCTCTGCTCATTGAGCAGCACATCGTCAGGGAAGGGCCTAGCCCGTACTTTGTCGCATGGAAGCCTCACACATCTCGCATGTTCTATGACCGCAGAGAGATGATGCGTTGGATCAAATGGCCCAAAGGGACGCCAACCCGTGAGGCAATTGATTCGTTCTTGGACGGCTTAGAAGCGCCTAAGGCTCAGCCAACTCTTGATCTAGAAGCAATCAAACGCGAAGGCTTTGGTCCTGAAGCTCACGCTTTAGACGACTCTGACCCGAACAGCCAAACGCGAACGGTGATTTGACCAAGTGCTTGCTAAATCTTGGTCAATGGTCTACCATTAGTTCAAGCCAGAGATGGCACCGCTTCCAGCCCTGTAGCTGGCTTTTAAAAATGGCTTCATTCACTCAATCTCAGCTTGAAGCAGCCTTTGACAAGGTGGCTGATCCTGCTGATTGGAGAAATTCCATTTGGCAGGTTGTTGATCGCGATGCAGTTGAAGTTACTGTTTGCGCTATCCAGTATTTCACTGCTGCTGCCGTTGAAGTCAAAGACCTTGAGTGGAATGACGAGTTTATGATCAGCTCTCCTGGCTATCGCATGGGACCAGCTGGCTGTTGATCACCAGGGGCTTCGGCCCCTTTCCCCCTACCGCTGAGAAGCATCCATGGACTTTCACGAAGCCTCACTACGCACTTACGAAGCTCTTCAACGCATAGAAGACGCTCAACCTATCCCAACTATTCAACCCACCTTTTTTGTCATCACAGAAGCTTGGCAAGAATGGGCTCTAAACCAAGACGAACTTAAAGAGCTAACCGATGACGCCATCCTCGACGGCCTGACCTACACGATCGAAACCTGTCCTTTCTAAACATGGCTCACCTCAATCACGGCATATCAGGCGTTGAAGGCATTCTTTGCCCACGTCGCGGAGCAAAAAAAGTTGGTCAGCATGGGATGACTGACGGCAACTCTGGAATGACCATTAGGCAAGCCAAACGCATGGTCGAAAAACTCAAAACCAAAAATTCAAAACCTACCCGTAAGTCAACCAACGGCTTTGGCTAAACACTTGCCGGGAAGCCCGACGCCGTATCCCCATCCGGCTGAAAGCTATACAAAACCCTTGATGGGAAAAGCAGGGCGCGTTAGTGGCGCGATCCATCTCCCGGCATCACACTCACCTCTTTACCCTGACTCAAGGCTCAGCAATGACACATGAAGAACGCAAAGCCTATCAAGAGTATTTAGATGATTTTGACCCGACACCAATTGGCAACGGGGAAGATTACCTTTACCCACTTTCTCCCGATGCTTGGCTAGAAAACAATGCCTGAATCTCTCGACACCAAGCTCCGCCTCCTACAAAATGCCAACGACCTCAGAGCCTTCAAACTCCATGAACAAAGGATCGCCAAGCTCTATTCCCAATGCCAAAATCTCGACAGAACCCGATGGATCGCTCAGAATCCGCATTGGGACGATTGAAGGCTTCTGCCCCTCTCACCTCTTCGTTGTCCGTAAAATTCATCAGCTCCAACGCGCTTGGCTCCTCGCTCAAGGCGAAACACCCCTTTGAATAAGCTACCCTGCTCATAAGATATAAATCACTCTGTGAGTTTTATAAGCGAACTCAAGTCCGATCACAAAAACGCACGACGTAGAACTGATCGGTCTTCGGACCTCATCAAAGAATCTTTGCAGCGTTACGGAGCTGCACGTTCTATCGTTATTGATGAAGAGAATCGCATCCTTGCTGGCAACGGAACCATCGAAGGAGCAAAAGCCGCAGGTATCAAAAACCTACGCATTATTGAAACTGACGGTGACGAGATCATCGCCGTTAAACGCACGGGCCTAACAGAAGACCAAAAGGTTGGCCTAGCCCTTGCCGACAACCGCACCGCTGATCTCAGCGAGTGGGATCAGGAGATGCTGCATCAGCTCTCAGAAGAACATGACATCAGCCCTTGGTTTGATCAGGACGACCTGAACGAAATTCTCAACGTCACGGAACTTGATCCTGAAGAGGGCAACACAGATCCTGACGACGTACCAGAAGCACCAGAAGACCCCATCACCAAGCCAGGTGACCTCTGGATCCTTGGCAACCATCGCTTGCTCTGCGGTGACAGCACTAATCCGCAGCACGTCGAACGCTTGATGGACGGCAAGAAGGCCGACATGGTCTTCACTGACCCGCCTTACGGGATGAGCTACCAGTCCAATATGCGGACAAAGTCAGCAAAGTTCGCAGTCATCGAGAACGACGACAAAATCATCAGCGACTGGCTCCCGCTTGCCACCGCTCACTCCTCAGGCTTCTGCTTTGTATGGACGACCTGGAAAGTTCTCGACCAATGGCTTGCAGTGACAAGCAATTTTGCTCCAATGACAAATATGGTCGTCTGGGATAAAGGTGGCGGTGGTATTGGTGACCTCAAAAAGACCTACTCAACCGACCACGAGATCGCTCTCGTCTTCAACCGCGGCGCTGAACTGACAGGCAAGCGCATTGGCTCGGTTTGGGACATTGGGAAAGACCGCGCCACCGATTACGTCCACCCAACTCAAAAACCAGTAGCCCTGGCAGAACAGGCGCTAGATACCACAACCAAGCGTGGGCAGATCGTTCTCGATTTCTTTGGCGGCTCAGGCTCCACCCTCATTGCCTGTGAACGTCAGCACCGCCAAGCACGCCTGATGGAACTCGACCCCGCCTATTGCGATGTCATCGTCAAACGCTGGGAAGACTTCACCGGCAACACCGCCATCTGTGAACCATCTGCGGCACACTTTGAACAGGAGGAGTTAAAAGCAAAAAGCTCATGAGTAAGAAGTCAACAAAAATTGAAATGGACATGAGGGTCAATCGCGTCGCCCGTCTCCTGTCCAACGGTGCTGTGCGATCCGAAATCATGCAGTACGCAGCAAAGGAATGGGAGGCTGCGGAACGCACCACAGACACCTACATCGCCAAGGCACGCGACCTTATTCGGGCTGATTGGGAAACAGACCGGCTGACTTTTACAGCAGAGATCCTGGCCCAATTGGCCACCCTGCAAAAGGAAGCAAGGAAACAAAACAACCTTGGCGCTGCACTGGGCTGCATTAAGACCGCAGCGCAGATCGCGCAAGTGCTTCAGTGACGATCCTTGATCACATCTCAACCGGTTCTGTTCTGCATCGAATCGGGGAAGACAACTCTGAAATTGATATACAAAGCCTGGTAACTCAAATCAAATCTGATTTACACCCTGGCCAGCTTGCTTTTGTAGAGGACAATACAACTGAAATCATTGGCTTGTCGGCAGGCTATGGAGCGGGAAAAACGCGATCTTTAGCTGCAAAAGCTGTGGTTCTTGCTGCTTTGAATCAAGGGTTTGTGGGTTGCGTGATGGAGCCAACAGGGCCATTAATTAGGGATATTTGGATGAATGACTTTGAAGCTTTTTTAGAAAGCTATGAGATCCCGTACACGTTTAGAGCGTCACCGCTTCCTGAGTATGTTCTGCATTTGCCTGGCGGCAATACCAAGATTCTATGCCGGTCGTTTGAAAATTGGTCACGCATCATTGGCTTGAACCTTGCTTGGGTTCTTGCTGATGAGATTGATACGGTGACGCCATCAATAGCAGAAAAGGCGTTCCCTAAGATTCTTGGTCGTCTTCGCGCTGGCAACGTGCGCCAGTTCGCAGCAGCATCAACGCCTGAAGGTTTTCGCTGGATGTGGAACACGTTTGGCACAGAGGAGGCGCAGCAGCGCACTGATCGCAAACTTATTAGGATGCGCTCGGCAGACAACCCACACCTGCCCCAAGACTTCATCGAGCGGCTGCAAGCCAACTACGACCCAAGCCTGTTGCAGGCTTATCTAGAAGGCCAGTTCTGCAATCTCACGACCGGTCAGGTTTATGACCGCTTCGACCGAGCAAAGCACGTAATCACAGATATTCCCAACGTTGAAGATGAACCTCTCCGCGTAGGCGTTGACTTCAATATTGGAAATATGTCAGCCGTCATTGCTGTTCGTCTTGGCAACCAACTATTGCTGATCGATGAGGTCAGCGGTGCCCATGACACCGACGCACTCGCTCAAGAAATACGACGGCGTTTTCCCGACCGTCGCATCTATGCCTACCCTGACGCATCAGGCGGTAACCGCAGCACGAACGCCAGCCAAACCGATATTCAGATCCTTGAGTCTTATGGCTTTACCAATCAATCGCCAAGATCAAACCCTCCCATTCGTGATCGGGTGGCTTCTGTTCAGGCTCTCTTGGAGAATGGGAAAGGCGAAGTAAGGCTTCAAGTCGCGGCCAACTGCAAGCGCACGATTGAATGCTTAGAACTGCAAAGTTATACAGAGAAAGGCGATCCAGACAAAGATGCTGGGTATGACCACATGAATGATGGCCTTGGTTATTTAGTGTGGCGCGAATTTAATCCTCTTTATGCGCGTGCTGGTCGAGGCACTGGCATTAGGCTGTATTGATGATTTGATTTAGTGGCATGGCTCGCCGGTACGTTCGTGACGCAAGAGGACGCTTTGCTGGAAAGGGTTTTAGCGGTCAGACGGGAGGGCGTGGCGCAAGGCTGAAAAGCGGCAAGGGCAACACACGTGACACAGGCGGAGCTAGGACCACTAAAGGCACAGGGAAGCCTAAGGGCACGATTTCTAAGACTAAGTTTGGCCGCGATGATGACAGGACCAATCGGCAGTTAGACCGCGACATTGCAGCAGCAAAAGGCAGAGTCGCGGCACGTAAAAAAAAGACAAAATCAGAGGGGCAGCAATACGCAGACACGCAAGCCAAAGCCAAAGCGGCAAGAAAAGCAGAAACCACAAAAAGACTCGAAGCCTTTAACAAGAAAACGCAGGCGAGGCTAGATACGCAGACCAAACCGCCATCAGGGCGCGAAGTGATGAAAGCAAGCGTTCGCAAGGTTCAGAATCAAAAAGTTCGTAACTTAAACAAGCAGATAAAAGAAGCAGGCCCGAACGCTGCTGGCTTGAGGCTAGAAAAATTAAAAGTGCAAAGCAGAATGTCAGCGACGCGAGCAACGCCGACAGCCAAGCAAACTGCTAAATCTGCTCAACAAAACAACGCAATTCGGGCAAGGAGTGCTGAACTGCGTCGGCAAGCCGGAAGAGTGAATAGAGCTTACGCAAATCAAGAGCGCACGGCTGACACTCGCAACAAGCCAGGATCTTCAATGATCAGGCGTCCAAGCAGAAAAACAACGAGAGGCGCGATTAGAGCTGAGCAGGCTTTGAAGTTTTATAGAGACCCCAAAAGAGCCTTAAATTCAGTAAACAAAAAACGTCCTGGATTCAGAATGCCGAGAGGAATGAGAAAGTGAACAAGCCAAAAGTGACAGCTGTTGGCCGCATCTTGCGGCCTAAGCATGGCGAACCACGCAAGCATCAGGTGATCAAAGTCGATGAGAACGGAAAGGCTCGCATCGTAAAAGATGTGACCCTGCCTTAAACTGACAGAATCGGGCGGGTTTTAGCTGTGTACTCAGGTTTTTCGGGCGGCAGGCAGCGGGTTGGCAGCGTTACTCGCGTCAACGACCCGAACATAGCTTGGGTAAATCAGGAGCCGCATTGGGAGCTGATTGAAGTGCTTTTGCAGGGCACTTACGGCATCAGAAAGAAGCATCGAAAATATCTACCGCAAGAGCCTAGAGAGCTTGATGAGTCATACGACAACAGGTTGATCCGTTCAACATTGGCCCCTTATTACGTTCGCCTCGAACGGATGTTGGCAGGCATGTTAACCCGTAAGTCCGTCAAACTGACAGACGTAAGCGACCTGATCACAGAGCAGCTGTTTGACGTTGACCTTCAGGGCAATGATCTAAACGTCTGGACTTATGACACAGCCAGGAAATGCATCAGATACGGCCACGTTGGCGTTCTTGTCGATGCTCCTCAGGCAGGGTCTAATGGGCGCCCATACTGGGCGACTTATACGCCTCGCGACATCTTGGGATGGCGCACAGAGTTGACCGATGGGCAGCAAAAACTGATTCAGCTTCGTCTGATGGAAAAGACCGTTGTTCCTGATGGAGACTACGGCGAGAAAGAAGTTGAGCAGGTTCGTGTTTTAACTCCAGGCGCGTTTGAGGTTCACCAGAAAGATCAAAAAGGTGACTTCCGCGTTGTCGATGAAGGCACAACTAGCCTTGATGAGATCCCGTTCTCTGTCGCTTATGCCAACCGCGTCAACGTGATGGAGTCGCGGCCACCAATGGCCGACATTGCAGAGCTAAATCTCAAGGCGTATCAGGTTCAATCTGATCTCGACAATCAGCTGCACCTGAGTGCTGTTCCTTTGCTTGCGTTCTACGGGTTCCCGCAATCAGCAGAAGAGGTGAGCGCCGGGCCTGGGGAAGCAATTGCATTCCCAGCTGAAGGCCGCGCTGAATATATCGAGCCAAGCGGCAGAAGCTACGACGCGCAGTTCCAAAGGCTTGAGCAGATTGCAGCGCAGATCAACGAGCTAGGGCTTGCTGCTGTCCTGGGTCAAAAGTTATCGGCAGAAACAGCTGAGGCCAAGCGCATCGACCGCAGTCAAGGCGATTCCACAATGATGGTCATCGCCCAGCAAATGCAGGACATGATCGACAATTGCCTGCGGTTTCATGCGGCCTATCTGCAAGAGCCACAAGCTGGCAGCAGCTTTGTCAACCGTGATTTCTTGGCCGCACGTCTGGAGCCGACAGAGATTCAATCACTGTTGCAGCTCTACACGGCAGGAACCATTACTCAAAGCACATTGCTAAACCAGTTAGAAGCTGGAGAAGTATTAGGTGATGAGTTCTCGGTGGAGGAAGAACTAGAAGCCACACAGGCTGGCGGCTTGATTGAGATGAACCAGCCAACGTCACCGGCCAATCCTTCAATGCCTGAAGAGTCAGCCGAGCCTGAAGACCAACCTGAAATCCCTAGCTGATGTTTTGGAACAGACCCGCACAAAAACAGCCAGAGCCTGAGCCTGAATCAAGGCAACAGGTTCTTTACTACGCGCAGACACCACTAGAGGGCGATCTATTCGCTGTCATCCGCGTGACTTGGCACGAAAAGGGAATGCCGATTGGGGTTGTCGAATCGCAGCTAAGAGAAGACGATGAAGACGTTATCCCTGAGTTTGGTCAGCTTGTAGGGGAAGCTTTAAGAGGTGGCGCTGACGTTTCAATTATTTGCGCCGAACCGCCTGAAGCTGTAGGAATTGAAGAGTCATGACAACACCAGCGGAGCTGTATCGGAATGCCATCGATCTCAACCGCTTTAGCAACAGCGTGGCAAAGCGAATTGCTATTACATATAACGATCTTATTTTGGATGCTGTTGATCAGCTCCGTGGGATTGATGAGCTTGCAGCGCCTGTTAAAGCTGTACGGCTTCGGGCGATCCTTGCGCAACTAAAAGGGTCACTTGATAACTGGGCAGAAGCCAGCACATTGCTTGCAATTGAAGAGCTGCAAGGGCTGGCCGTATTGCAGAGCGAATTTGTGACCAGTGAGCTGGCTAAGGCATTGCCTATTGAGCTAGCGAATCAGATTAGAAGCGTGCAAATCAGCCCGCAGTTTGCTCAAGCGGTGGCCACTATCGACCCAACTGCCTTGAACGTTGTTACGTTAAGTGACGACCTTCAGGCTGCGGTTACTGGGGCTCCTGCAACTTTTCGTTTAACCGCAGCGCAAGGCTCAGTCATTACTTTGCCAAATGGCAAGGTGCTTGAGAAGTCATTTCGAGGCTTGGCTGAATCTCAAGCTGACCTGTTCAGCATGACGGTCAGGAATGGATTGCTGACGGGCGAATCAACAGATAAGTTGGCGCGTCGCTTAAAGGGTCGTTTACGGTTTGGCCAGCCTGCGATGAGCTTGCGTCAAATGGCCCAAGCCGGTGGCGAGGTTACAGCCGTAGCAAATCATCAAGTGATGGCTTTGATGCGGACCAGTATCAATCAGGTGGCTAACGCTTCAAGCCAACAGGTCTATGAGGCCAACCAAGACGTGACCAAGAAGTATAGATATGTGGCCACGTTGGACAGCAGAACGTCGCCCATCTGTCGATCACTAGACGGCAAAGAGTTTGTGTACGGCAAAGGGCCAGTCCCTCCGCAGCATTTCAATTGCAGATCAACTACGGTTCCAATTGTTGATTACAAGGGTTTAGGTTTTGATCCGCCACCGCCAAGCAAGCGCAGCAGCCGCAATGGGTTAGTGCCATCAAATCAAACCTATGGCCAATGGCTTGAGAATCAATCCAAGGCCGTAAAGGATGACGTACTGGGTGCATCAAAGGTTCCTTACTTTGAAAGCCTTGTTAAAAAAATTGGCCCAACCAAGGCAATCAGAAAATTCGTCTCTCAAGACGGGTCAGAGCTAACCTTGAAGCAGCTAAGAGAACGGTATCCCGATGTCAAAGCTGCACAGTAAGTTCAAGTTCACGGTTCAGGAGGAAGCGTCACCAGCGTCTTGCCCTCCTAAAAAACCTGCGGCCAAGACCAAGGCTGCCAAAAAGCAAGTAAAAGAGGAAAGCTGATGCCCGGCAAAAGCTACGGACCTAAAAAGCCACAGATGGCCGCGCCTAAGAAGAAGAAAAAAGGAGGCAAGAAAAAGTGAAGAAGGGTTCTCGCGTTAGCTGGGTCTATCAAGGCAAACGGACCTTTGGCGTTGTTACCGGCAGCGGTGGCAAGCGTGCCTCGATCAAGGGACCATCTGGCGGCACAATCACCAGGGTTGGCACCGACAAGGATCCGGTTGTTCGGGTCAAATCAGAGAGCACCGGCAACCCTGTTCTTAAGCGTCGCTCACAATTAAAAGCAGCGCCAAAAACAAAGTAAGGTAATAAGGCAATTTAGCCTGTGGCTAATTTATGTCTGAAGAACAAACTGCTCCTGTGGAGCAATCTGTTGACACCAGCAAACTAAAAGCAGAACTCGAAGCAATGAGGCGTAAAAACGCTGAATTGATTGATGAGTACAAAAAAGCAAAAGCTCAAGCCAAAGCCATTCCAGAGGGTGTTGATGTTCAAGAGTTATTGGACTTCAAGCAAAAGGCGGTTCAAGCAGATCTGGAGCAACAGGGCAAATACGGGGAAGCTCGCCAGGCTTTGGAGCAGCAGTTCCGTGAGGCGTCGGCGGAAAAAGACAAGCGCATCTCAGAGTTAGAAGCTCGCGTGAGAGAGCTTGAACTGATTACGCCTGCGATCAGTGCTCTAGCTGACGTTGTTCATGACCCTGATCTGATCTTGAAAACGAAGCTCACCAGCGATCAGATTGAGCGTGATTCTGACGGGACAGTTGTTGTTGTTGACGGTTATCAGCGCACGCCTGTCAGTGAATGGGCCAAGACTTTGCCTGCATGGATGCAAAAGCAGCCCAAGCCTCAAGGCAGCGGGGCGCCTGCTGGTCGCACTTCTGGGGATTCAGTCATGGGAATCAAGAATCCATTTATGGCTGAATCTTTCAATCTCACAGAGCAGTCACGCTTGTTCAAAACCGATCGTGATTTGTATGAAAGGTTGAAAACAGCGGCTAACCGTTAATATGTGAGCTAATGGCAAGGCTGTGCTGAGCCGTTGGGCTGTGCCCACACCGTAAACATTCTCTTTTTTGACAGATGGCAACTCTTAGGAGTGACATCATCATCCCTGAGGTATTTACGCCTTACGTCATTGAGCAAACAACTCAGCGTGATGCCTTTTTGGCTAGCGGTGTGGTTCAGCCAATGGCGGAGCTAAATGCAGCAGAGGGTGGTGGAGACTTTGTAAACGTACCGTTTTACAAAGCAAACCTTGCTGGTGACTTTGAAGTTCTCACTGATAGCTCTTCATTGACTCCAGGCAAAATCACAGCTGACAAGCAAGTTGGCGTGGTTCTGCATCGTGGCCGCGCTTTTGAGTCTCGTGACCTTGCTGCGCTTGCGGCTGGTTCTGACCCAATGGCCGCGATTGGTTCCAAGATCGCTGACTACATTTCTAATCAGCGTCAGAAGGATCTTCTTTCTTGCCTGTCTGGTGTCTTCGGCAGCATCAATGCAAATACCAATGCTTCTGCGTTGTTTGACCTTTGCATTGACTCTGCTGCTGCTGACACTCCGACAGTGCTTAGCCCCCGTCACGTTGCTCAGGCTCGTGCGCTTCTGGGCGATCAAGGCGACAAGCTCGCTGCCGTTTGTATGCACTCCAAGGTTTATTACGACCTTGTTGAGCGTCGCGCTGTTGACTTCGTGCTTGCGACTGACATTAGCGGTGGCGGTGCAACTGCTTCCGGTGGTTCGATTGCTGAATCCTTCGGCAACCCAACAGTCCCAACCTTTATGGGTCTTCGCGTAATCGTCAGCGATGACGTGCCTACAACTGGTGCGGCTCCTAACACTGAATACAGCACGTATTTCTTTACGCAAGGTGCGATTGGTTCTGGCGAACAGCTGGGCCTTCAGACTGAGACTGATCGGGACATCCTCGCCAAGAGTGATGCAATGTCGATCGACCTTCACTATGTCTATCACCCGATTGGCACTAAGTGGGGCGTCACGACTGCGAACCCAACCCGCACTCAGCTTGAAGTAGTAGGCAACTGGTCGAAAGTCTACGAACTGAAAAACATTGGAATCGTGCGGGCAACCAACGTTTCTAATATGGATTGATCGAGGTAACTAACCATGGCATCCATTTTTGAGGCAACAGCGGGCAAGCTTATTGGCCCAACAACTGGCGGCACTGTTACTCAGGCCACCAGCAAAGCAACAGGCGTGACTTTGAACACCGCTTCAGGTCAAATCACTTTGGACGGCGCTGCTTTGGCGGCGGGCGCTGAGGTGACCTTTGCTGTTACGAACAGCGAAGTTGCAGCTACTGACGTTGTTGTGGTCAACCACAGCTCCGCCGGAACGGCTGGCGCTTATCTCGTTCAAGCCAACACAATTGCTGCTGGCTCGTTCGCGATAACAGTTGCAAACCTGTCCGCAGGTTCATTGTCTGAGGCAATTGTGCTCAGCTTTGTAGCTCTGAAGGGCGCAAGTTCCTGATGGGTTTGTTCGCGTTTAGGCGAGCGAAAGAACGTGAGGCTGCTGCTACGGCGGCGGCTTCCGCTTCTGAAAAGCCCGCAATTAAGAAATCAACAATGAAAGCCGATGGCAGTAACGATCGACGCAACAGCGGGCAGCGCAAACGCAAACAGTTATCTGACGCTGGCTGACGCTCAAGCCATTGTTGATGGCATGGTTGAGGATGGCGACAGCACTGCATGGGAAAGCGCCTCTGATGATCAAAAGAATCGGGCTCTTTATACGGCAACACAGCGACTTGATCGCGAAAGATTCTTAGGCGCACGGGCAACAGACACGCAAGGCTTGCAATGGCCGCGCACTGGTGTTCGTAAGCCTGACACCTATGTCAATACCTACGCAACGGGCTTTCCGTTTCGCATTTCTGACGATTACTTCACTGATACAGAGATTCCTGATCAGATCAAGCGGGCTCAAGTCGTGCTGGCTATTTACCTGAACAGCAATAAAGACGGCATTGGCCTGAGTGGTCTTGAGGATTATAAGAGCGTCAGCATTGGCAGCCTGAGCGTGACACCTGACAAGACTGGCGCCGTTGGTGCAGATCGCGTGCCACCATTGTTTGAACGCTATCTGACAGGGCTTAGAATTAGCGGACCAGGCAACATCGCTATCAAACGGAGCTAAGCATGGGCTATTCCTATCCAGGCGCTGAATTTATAGACGACACTGCGGCACACACTGGACGCTTTGGAAAAGTTGTAGCTCTTGAAGATTCCGTGATTGCCACCTTGGTGGCTGAAGATATTACAGGCAACACGCTTTCCTCAATTCCTGTTAGTGCTTCGGCTGAAATCTGTGGAGTAATCACAAGCGTTACTCTTACTAGCGGCACTGTTATCGCTTACAGGCTCTGATCATGTCAAAAGGTTTTGGGCAGGGCGACATTGGGATCGATTACACGTTAGGGGCCGAGGTCATCACTGACACGGCAGCTCACACTGGTCGATTCAAGCATATTGATTTTTACGAAAACACGCATATCACGACGCTAGTTAGCGAGAACTACACAGGCAATTCATTGGACGGTGAAACCATGCCAGCGGGTTTCCATATCGTTGGAGTGTTTACCAGTATTCAGCTCCAAAACGGAGCGTGCATCGCTTATCGCATCTAATGGCTCTTGCTGATTCGCTGCAAAAAGTTGCCTCTAAGGTGATCACCCGTTTTGGGGGTGAGGTAAAAGTTCGGTACATATCCACAGAAGGGTATGACACTGCAACGGGCACCATTAGAGAATCAGACACCTATGTAAGCACAAAAGGCATTGTCGAAGGTGTTACATCGCGAGAGGTAAACGAGCTCGTTCAAGCTGGTGACAAGCGTTTGACGATTGCTGCTCTTGATCTGTCAGTTGCCCCGCAGGTGAAAGACAGAATTACGATTGAAGGGGTTATGCACCAAGTCATTGAGATTAGGAAGCAAGAGCAGGACAATAAGCCGATCACCTACGAACTGATTTTGAGGGCGTAACCATGGCGCGTCAGATCCCGCTAGATCAGATCGGTAACTACATGGACGGGCAGATCCGTCAACTTGTAAAAGTTACAACGCTTGAATGGGCAAAGCAAGTTAAAGAGGAGACGCCTGTTGACACTGGACGCCTTCGAGGCGCATGGCAAAACAAAATTGAGCCTTACGTTGGCGAAGTGACCAACAACGTTGAATACGCTGAACCTGTTTGCTACGGCACTAACCTGCCGCCATCGTGGAAAGGTAAGTTCAAAACCCGCCAAGGCACTAGGCCCGGTTTCCCTGAGCTGATTGGCAAAGAACTTGAGTCTTGGGCGCAACAGCAATATCAAAAAATCGTTAGGAGGGGCTAATGGCTGCTGTCGATCTAAATACTGTTAGAAGCGTCATTGAGGGCAGGCTGGCCACAGAGCTTGCAAGTTCTCCGGCTCTTCCCGTCGTGTTTCACAACATGGCATATGAGCCCACCCCAAATTCATCTTGGGTTCAATGTCTTGTCAGTTTTGGCGCTAACGAGTATTTAAGCCAAGGTCTGACAACTGACTCTCAAAACCGCGTTGTGGGTTTATTACTTATCAGTATCTTTACCCCAAAAGGTGTTGGTCCTGGGGCCAACTATGTCATTGGGAAACGCATTCGTGACCTTTACAATAGGGTCATAGTGTCGGGGGTCTTCTTCGACGCAGCCAACGGCCCAGCGGTTCTGGCTTCACCAGTTCCTGAGGGCTACTTTCAAACTCAGGTCCGTGTGACCTTTGAATTTATCGAGGAACT